TTCCTCAACTTGGTTTCTGTCGCGGGTATAATCAACGTGGGCGATACTCTGGTTGGTGATGACAGCGGCACAACTGCTGATGTTGTTTCCTTCGATTCTCGCATGTTGATCAACGTCGAGAAAGGATCATTCGCACAAGGCGATTGGTTGTTTGATAAGAATTCTGCTGTTGAGGCATACGCTAATCAATACCTCAATAAGTCTGGATCCCTTACGGGTAATGACGGTGGTCGTATTACGATTGACGTTGAAACCATCGGAGATGCATGGGATGCTGGCGATATCATCTACGGTAGCGTCACTGACTACATTCTCGAAATTAAGGGTCTCTCTGGCACACAGATTCAACTTAACCAGTATATCCACGGCACCAACATCTATCAGTTGGAGCTTGGCACTGCAATCATTGATACGGGCGTTTCTGATACATTCCGAGTGGGTGATGAGGTTGTCCTCCTGCAGGGCACCACATTGAAAGATCCTGGTTTCCGTGCAACGGTAACCCAATACATCAATGGCGTCAACGCAGATCCTACTGATCCAAACTATGGCATCCATCGCTTGTTTATTGGTAACCTGATTCCTGTGGGCGTTGGCACTGACATCTCTGATGTTATTACAGGTGCTAATAACATTGGTAAACTTGATATTGGTAGTAACTTCCCAAGCATCTATGCCAACGTTACATCCTACACTGACACTGCATATAACTCTTACGGGCGCGTGGCTGCTATTGATCAGCAGGGCATTACAGCAACCGTCTGGTTGGAAAATGTCAAGGGTGACTTCCTTAACAATATGACCGTCACCTCCGACTACGGTTGGGGTGGAGCAGTTGCCTCTGCACGCACACTTGAGGGTCGTGTTGATCGTTACTTCCGTGGTTTCGATGGCACTCAGACTCAGTTTGATCTCACTATCAGCAACGGTGAAGCATACTTCCCAGATCCCGCTGGTCACATGCTCATCTTTGTCAACGGTATCCTACAACCTCCTGGTGGTAACAACTCCTATGTCGCATTCTCTGACAAGATTAACTTCTCTGAGGCACCCGACATTGGATCTGAATTCGTTGGTTACTATGTTGGTAAACTCCGTCAGATGGACGATATCAGCTTCGAGTTTGACTCCTTGCGCTCGTCCTTCAACCTCAGACGTGAAGGTCTCTTCTACTCACTGACTCTGACTGAGGGTGTTTCTTCTAACGTGATTCGCCCAGAAAACAACATCATTGTTTCACTCAACGGTATCATTCAGGAACCTGGCGTCGCATACGAGATTGTCGGATCTAGAATCATCTTCGCTGAAGTGCCTCGCGCAGGATCAACCTTTGTTGGATTCTCCTACATTGGATCTGACACTGACGTGATCGCTGCAACCGTTGTGCCACCTGTGGAAGCAGGTGACAAACTTGAGATTGACGGTGAAGAATTCGCTCGTGACGTTGCTCTGATCGAATCTTCCAACTCACTGATCACCTTTGAATACACAGGATCCGTTAAGGGTCGTAACGCTGCTGCAATTGCTCAGATCCGCTCTGGTCAATTGAGTAGCGCAATTCTCACCAACTCTGGTGATGGTTACACCTCACGTCCTAACGTGGACGTGATTTCATCCTCTGGTTTCGATGGTCGCATCAAGGCACTCATGGGTATCACACGCATTGACGTGAAGACCCCTGGCGTTTCCTATCTGCAACCAATCGTTGCTATCGATAGCGTGGTCCCAGATGACTTTGTTAATCCTTCAGGCACTCCTGTCAACGGTGGTAGAGATATCTACAACGCTGATGAGGCAATTGATGGCGACACCACTACGATTACTCCTGGCGCGATTACAATCGCTCAGGATCCTGTCAACGTGACAGTTAACCAAGGTCAGACTGCATCCTTCACGGTTGCTGCTACTGTTTCCAACAGTCAGCAACTCAACTACCAGTGGCAGAAGAAGGAATACGGCACTCAGACTTGGAGTAACATCATCGGTGCTAACCAGTCAACATACAACACCAACGATGCCGCTCAGGCAGACGATGGTGACGAATACAGAGTTGCAATTACTGCTGCAGGTGCTACACCTGTTTACTCACTGTCTGCTATCCTCACGGTCCAGACTGGTGCTACTGTAATTAGTAACTTCACTCCAGATCTAATCTTCGACGACATCTAAATAAAAGTAAAACCATGGGGGCAACTGCAAGTTATAACGATGCCACTGACATTCTTACAGTAGCGGCGGATGGTCTTCCCGCTCCTGTAGGTTATGGCACGTTTCCTAATGCCAACAACCCAAACACAGTAACGGAGCAGGATTTCGATCATGCCTTCATTTACCGTGGTGGGTCCTTTGGTATTAGTCGTACATTCGACAGTAACGTTTGGAATCAAGATGGTTTCCTTAGGTCTATAGTCATATCTGGTAATGATAACTCATTGTTTAACAATGAGATCCAGGTGGGTGACAGACTTATGTTTACCTTCAGTGATGGTATTAAGAGAGTATTCCTTTATAAGGGCACTACCTTTACATCCATCGAAGACGAATGTTGGTTGGCAACATCAGATAGACTTGACCTTATTATGAGAGACCAAGAGTCTCTCACCTCTGGCACTTACGAATACTATGATCAACGGAATGGAAGAAGTGCAACTCCTTTGGGCACTATTGGCATTGCCGCTAACGGCGTTGCTTTGTTTAACCCTTCTGCGGGTAATGGTGGGAACCCGCCAGTAGGATTCAGTTGGAATGCTCACTACCCACAATCCCCTGTGGACTTTGGTGATGATAATTGTGGTGGACATCCTGAGCAAAATGGTCAGTATCACTACCACGACACACACTTCCTTGATTGCTGGCGAGAAGGGTCAGCAATGGCAGGATACAATGATTATTATGGCACTACACAATATAACGGTGACAACCTAAGACATCCTGACGGTCACTCCAAGATCATCGGGTATGCATTTGATGGATTCCCCATCTATGGACCTTATGCTTATGCATCTCCATGGGACAATCTGTCTACCCCTAGAGTTATGACATCTTCCTACTCAACTTTATCAGTTGAGGCAGCAGGTAGACCTGACTATGGTAACACCATCCAAAACCCCCCTGCAGGCGCTCTGGTGCAGGACTGGGAGTATGTTGAGGCAACTGGTGACCTAGACTACCATAATGGTAGATTTTGTATCACACCTGAGTTTCAGAATGGCACCTATGCCTATTTCTTAACTGTAGACCCAGATGATATTGATGCTCCTGAATTTCCATACATGATTGGAAACTCTACTAGAGAGACCATCAATACAAACTTCACACTACAAGCACCTGCTGCTCCACCTAGTGGTGGTGGCGGTGACGGTGGTCCACCAGTCCTCCCAACTCTGGCGTTTATCAACCAACCCCAGAATGCTTCGGCAAACCCAGGAGAGACAGCAACATTCTCTGTCCAGGCAGAGATCAGTCCAGAAGACGGACCTATTGCATATCAGTGGTATCGATCCACCGATGGCGGTTTCGCATTTGCTGCTATTACAGGAGCAACTACAAACTCTTATACTCTGAGCGTCCTCACATACATGACGGGATACAGATTCCGTTGTCGTATCATTGGTCCTCTTGGAGTATCACAACAGGCAGAAAACTCACCACTCGACTCTAATGCAGCAACATTAACTGTTACTGGATCTGGTGGTGGTAGCGGATCTACCGCTAATAGATTCGATAGCACGCAGAGCACTCTCGACTCTACGGCACAAACCTTCGATGGCACCTAAATAACACTGTAGAAATCTACCAACCATGGCAAAGCAGAATCTTAGTATTGGATCGTCAGCAAACGACGGGACAGGTGATAGTCTCAGAGATGGTGCTATCAAACTGAATAGCGTTATTGACGAAATCTATACCGCTCTTGGCAATGACACCAACTTGTTGGTGAATGTAGGCACTCCTGCCGCTGGACAGGTGCTGAAATGGAATGGATCTCAATTTGCTGAGGGACATGTTGATCAACTGAGTGCAGACCTTAACGTTAAGACGTATAAGATCGTCTCAGATACGAATGAAGACGTTAATATCATGCCAGCAGGCACAGGTGATATTAAATTCTGGAAAGGTGGTGCTGGAAGCGCACTAGCATATGTTGACGGTGATGACGGATACCTTAAGTGGTCCGCTCCTTACCCAACCCTGACTGATCTACCTGATGTGGCAACACACCATGGTATGTTTGCTCATGTCCATGCTGAAGGGCATGGTTATTTTGCACATGGATCTTGGATTCAATTGCTGGATACTGGATCTAGCGTTGGTGAGTTAACCGATGTTGACATGACAGTTGGTGGTGGTCCCTCCGATGGTCAAGTCCTTAAGTGGTCTGCTGCCAATAGCAATTGGTATCCAGACAACGATGCTACTGCATCTGGAGGCGGTGGATCTACACAGAATTTATTTGAAGGTTTTAATGCTGATACGGGATCTACTACTGCGAGTGCTGCTACTGACGTGCTTACTGTGGCTGGTGGCACAAATATCTCCACAACTATTGCTGGAGATACGTTAACCATTGACATGACGGGGACGTTGGGAGATGCTGATCAGAATCTTTTCTCTGTTATCGGATCTGATGCGGGATCCAAAACAGCTACTTCTACTACTGCTACTATTAACCTTATTGGTGGCACTGGGATCTCCACTGCTGTGGGTGGTGATAATCTAACAATCACTAATGATTCCCCTAACGTTGATCAAAATATTTTTGCTACGGTAACTGGCGATTCTGGCACTACTACTTCCGATTCCACTACTGGATCATTGGCAGTCGTTGGTGGCAACGGCGTAACGACAACTGTTACTGCTAATAACGACAGCATT